TTGGTTTGTTACTGTCTATAGGCTGTAACTTTGGTAATGACATTTATTTCTCCTTATAACTTTTATATAAATATCAGCCAAGTATAACTACCGGCTTTTTTTGTTTGTTTATGTTGTTATATGCAGTTTTTAATACTGGATCTAATTTAGATTCATTGCTCATTATAATCATATAATCACAATTTTCTGCAATTAATTTCATTCTGTGATGTAATTGACTGAAATGATATTGTTTTCCATAATATGTTTTAGGCATAGCAGAATAAAGATTATAGCCAGAAAAAGAAGGATTATATTCACGATAATTCATTCCAAATTCTAAAGCATATTTTCTGACCATGCTATTAGCTCCTTCATTACCTCCAGCTCCTATAACAGTAACTTGATCGAATCGTTGTTTAAGTTCGCGTAATGTTTGTTGAACCTTTCTTCTGTTCTGCCAATTAGTATTTCCTATTATAGCTACATTCATCGATATTTATCATATTTAAATTTAACACCTTTTGGCATATAACCATATGCGGCGCGTAATCCTTGTTCTAACCACTCTCGATTTTGTTTATGTTTATGTCCTTCGATATCGGTTAATAAATGGTAGTCTTGCGTAATAAATCCAAAACCATCTCGTCGAGACATATTAAATTCATATACATAACAATATTTATGGCTCTTATTCATTTTTTATATTCTGCTGCAACTTTTGCTGAATCAATTGGGTACATCTGAAAAATGGTATCTCTTGTACCATATCGTATTTGAACTGCATTAACATATACAGTGTCTGCCGGAAGTGTTAACTTTTCTATTTGGTTACTTATAGTAACTTGCTGATCGTTTATTTCTTGAATTTGTATAAACATATAAATCGTTAAACAAATCAACGCATATATTCCTATATAACTAGCTTTTTCAATCATCTTTGTTTTGGCTTACATATTTCTCCTACGTGGTTCTTTATCAGACCACATACTCTACATTGTTGTTTTAGCTCTATACTGCTCACTGAGATCCATTCGTGTGTGTGGTTGTTCTCAATAAATCTTACAAACCAATCGGCTATTCTTCTTTTCATGTTTATTTTAAAATAAAAAAAATTATTCACGAATCCTATTTTCTTTTGGACAATTTTCATAATCTGTTTTAAATGGGCACCATTTACAATTTTTAGCACCTTTGCCAGCAATTGCTAGATATTTTGCTTCGGCATTTTTATTTCCTTGTTCGTCAAAACAAACTTCTACAAATTCGTCTATTCGTTTTTGTATTTTTTTCTGTGTAACAGTACCTGATGAAGGTCGGTGCTGTTGTATTCTTTTTTGCGGAAACATTGAATTTTCTAATAGCTTTCTTTTAACTATAAAAAATTCAATTTCAACATTTTCTTTAGGAACGCCAAATTGTTCTGAAAAATAAGTTTTATATGCTACCAATTGTGCTGATTTAAGTGCATCGCTTTTTTGATATTTATTCCAGCCCATTCTACTTGTCTTGATATCATATATTTTAATTGTATTAGTCGGTATATGACGTATCACTAAATCCATAAAGCCATACCAATATACAGATTCATTATTCATAGAAGCTTGCGTGCATAATTCTAATTCTATGCCAACTAGCTCATAATTTTTACTAGAAAAATATTGTCCTCTTCGCTTTTTGAACCAATTCAGAATAGCTACGCCATCTTCATGATACTCTGCAAGTTGTAGCGGATTTGAAAAATGTTCTCCATTATTATTTTGTATGCACCGTGCGTATTCGGCTTTTATATTTTGCATTAATAAATCTGATAAATCAATTGAATCTGCCTTTTTAACTGATTCGGTATACATTACCGTTAAGAAATGTTGAAGAGTTTCGTGAAATGCAGTACCAAATACTGTTTCTATAGAAGAAGTAAATGGAGCTAAGCCATCAATGTATGCTAATTTCCATGAAAGTGGACAACGCTCGTACATACTCCATTGTGAATATGATATTCTTCTAGGTACCGAATTAGCATCTCGAATTGATAATTTATATACCGGATTAATATAATTTCCTTGTTTACTCATTAGCAGGTTGTTTTAATGAAAAACTAACATTATATAACACACAATCGACTAGATTATTCATTTCGTCACTCATTATATCATAAAAACTTAAACTATGATCGTCTGCTGGATCTTCGTATGTTAATAATTTTAATTGTTCTTCAGTCGGAATATATTCGTCAAAGTCATCTCCATTTTTATTATATGCAGCTGCTCCAATAAACTCAAAGTTTTCATGTTCCCATGTAACTAAAAGAGATGCTTCAGAATCTAATTCTAACACATGTTGAGACATTTTTTTAAAAAACTTAAATGGTGGAACACTAGCTGTTTCGAATATAATGTTTATTTCGTTTTCATAAAATTCTAAATCGTCGAATATGATTGATTTACTACCAAAATTATCAATGTATGAATTAGCAGTATCTTCTAATTGGGGACATATGATTTTAAAATAATGTTGTTGCAAATTACTAAGTCGTTCCCAATATGATGTAGGAGACTCACTACTATTCGGCATCCACGTGTCATATTGTAGTATGTCATATGTAAACTGACGAAGTAACTCTTCGGAAGAAAAAGTTATACTACATATAATTCGTATACGATCGGTCATAATTTCTTTTTTTATAATATAAGAAATTATTTAGATAAATCCAATAAATTTACGGGTATATTAATAGATTCGTATGCTTCTTGTTGTTCTGATATGTAAATATCAATTAAATCTTTTGATTTTTTTAAATCTTCTGTAAAAGATCCTTTATGTCGACATCTTACAATGCGTTTAATAATATCAAACTCATAGCTGTTAAGTCCCCAATCTTCTGCGAACTTGTATAGTGACTCTTTACCTTGATAATGTGATTGTGTATGTATGCTCATTTTACTCCTTTCAGCATTTTCTTTCGTTCTTTTTCCGAATACCCATATAATGAAATAATTCTATCACACGATTCTTTACTCATTAAATCTAAATAATCAGTTGCTTCAGCGGTGCTAGTCTTATAATGCTCAGCAATTTGTCGAATCAATTCTTTATCATATTTATCAGCAGTTTTACCTTTTATATACTTGCTAAACGACTTTGTATTAGGTAATAAATCGTGATATAATCTATATGTATCTTTAGTAGACAATTGCCCAATTGTATATGTTTGTAATTCATTGATAATTTCAATTAATTCCATTCGCATAGATAGCCAACGATTAACTATAAATGGAGAAAACTTTTTTTGTTCTGATTCGGACCAATCTTCCCATTTTTTCTTCTTATCAGTCACCCCACTGATTAAATCAAATAATGTTGCTTCTTTTTTTGACATTATAACTTGTATTTCTTTTTGTATCTTTCAGCAAGTTCAGAACCAAAGCCTATTTCTAAAATTATAGCTTTTTCTGGTATTCCTGTTAATTTTTTTGTTAGCATCGAATCGATCGTACGATTTCGAAAAGTTTTAATCTTAGTTCGTGCATTGCTACGATTACTAGTTTTAAATACTATAGTACAATCTGCCTTAAAGTATGAACTCATTTCTTTTTAAGTTTAATTGGTTGAAACTCTTCTGGTATTGCTCCACAATCATCACAACGAAATGTTGGAACAGGAATAATGCTATCTTTATCTGCGCCTGTTAATAGTTTAGATACTTTATTAATTGCCATTACTTGTCGAAAATACATACCTCCGCATTCTTTGCATTGTATAGGTTGCATATCCGATGGCTTAATATTTAAATTTATATTTTCCATAGTTAAATCTCATTTAAAATGTTAACGAACATTGACATTATGTTAATTTCTTTATCAACAACGCTTGCATCTTTAAATTGTGCTTCTGCTATAATTAATATGCATGGTGCAATATGTCCCGTTGCAAATTCATCTAAATTATCATATAAAAATGTATATAATGGTGTAAAGTCTCTTACTTTACTGTCTGCAATACATTGTCGAATTTTTTTGAAAGCATCTTTTTTATTAGAAGAGTTCTTTAACATTTCTAATATTTCAGTCATATAATTTGCTTGTATAGCACTTGCTTTGTCTAATTGCAAACTACCATTAACTACAGATGCTTGTGCTGCATTAATTGCTCGTCGAATATCTGGATATGATGAATTAATTATTGCAGCAATATCTTTGATATCATAATTTATTTGTTTTTCGTCTAACACAGTAACAAGTCTTTGTGCTACATCTTTTTTGTTAGGAGGTGTTATTGCAAATGTTTGACAACGAGATTGTATAGGATCGATAATCTTTTCTACATAATTACATGTTAAAATAAACCTTGTTGTTTTGCTATACGTTTCCATTAAGTTACGAAGAGCAGCTTGAGCATTAGGTGTTAAATAATCAGCTTCATCCAGAATAATGATTTTCCATCTACGAAAACCAACTGTTGATGCATATCTTTTAATCTTTTCTCGTACTGCGTCTACTGAGTTTTCGTCTGATGCATTTATATACATTAAATCTGCATCTACACTACCTGCAATAATTTTTGCTAGAGTAGTCTTACCAGTTCCAGCTGGGCCATAGAATAATAAGTGCGGAACATCTCCATTCTCGATAAATATTTTAACTTTATCGATAATATGTTCATTACCAATGTATCCATCTAACGTATCTGGGCGAAATGACTCTACCCATAATGTATTTTCTTGTGTGTTAAACATGTTATATACCTGTTGAGCCAAATCCTTTATCACCACGCTCAGTATCAGATAATTCGTCTGATTCTATTAGGTTAATTTTAGGATATGGTATTATGATTAATTGTCCTACTCTATCTCCATTATGATATACTCGAGAATTTAATAATGTAGTTTTAGGTCGAAATTTAAATATTATTTCTCCACGATACCCAGAATCAATAACTCCTACGTGATTTGTCAAATATAAATCAGTTTTGCTATTAGATGATCTCGGAAATATTAATCCTACATGGCCTTCTGGTATTTCTATTGCTAAACCAGTACCATATACAACATTATCATAATCGTCTAGGTCACTCCATACTGCAGTTAAGTCTAATCCTGCATCACCGCGTTTTGCATATTTAGGAATGACCGCATCATTTCTTAATTTTTTTACTCGTATATCCATAATTAATTCTGCAGCATTACTAACCAATAAGTAGACTCAAAATCAGATCCGGTAAAATCTAGTCTAGACAACCCGTCTGCAGAAATATGCATTTTACCATTATCTCCTTTATTTGCTACTAATACTTCTTTTAGTTTATCGGCTGAAAAACATACAGGATCAACGTCTGCGGACTCTGTAGTTCCGACTTCAAATGTTATGTTATCTGCATTCACTGTGGAATAATTAATAATAAACTTAATTACGCCACTTTTGACTTGAACTGCAAAGTTTTTTGCATCAGGTAACGCATTTTTTGCTTTAATAAACTTATTAACAAATTCATCATCAATTGGAATTTCTATTGAATAATTTGGTTCTGCGTTAATTGTAGGAACTGCGGGTATAACCATTGTGTCTGCCAACATAAATGTAGCTTTTGTGCTACCCTCTGCAATTTCCATTGCATAATTTTTATCTGCAGATGTTTTTACATCGATTGCAATATTTTCGCCTAATGCACTAAGCATTTTATTTAAAGCTCCGGTATGATTAATACCTAATTCGCCTTTCATAAAAGGATTTGTTTTCCAATTAATTTTTCCTACTATAGTTTGATCTGCATCAATAAGCTCGCAATTGATACTTGAGCCGTTTTCTTTTAATTTAACCGCTTCACAATTTCCTGCTAAGTAATAACGATTAATAAATGATTGTAACTTGTTTTTTTCCATGTTTATCCTAATTAAAATGTAAAGAATTTATTAAAGTTTTCAGCATCAGTTGTGGAAATACTACTTCCTCCGAATTTTTTATATGTTTTAATGTATTTTTCATATACTTGTGGAGCAGAATCTGGATCTGCAAACATTTCGTGCAATG